TTGAAACATCCGTTATGTATCGAGGACGGGTGTGATAAAAGACCTGTATTCAATCATAAAGGAAGTAATATTCCAATCTATTGTATGAATCATAAGAAAGATGGAATGATGAATGTAGTTTCTCCTGTATGTAAATCGGATTGGTGTGATAATTATGCTAGTAGAAATTATGAAAAATATTGTATTCATTGCTATATTCAATTGTTTCCCGATAAACCTACAGCCAGAAATTATAAAACAAAAGAAAAAGCGGTTGTTGATTTTGTGATGTCTCATTTTGGAAATTTTACTTGGATATCTGATAAGAGAGTAAGTGATGGATGTTCACGACGTCGTCCTGATTTATTATTAGATATGGGTTCTCACATATTGATTGTAGAAGTGGATGAGAACCAACATACTGATTATGACTGTTCTTGTGAAAATAAACGATTGATGGAGATTTCAAGAGATATCGAACATAGACCGTTGATATTTATTCGCTTCAATCCAGACAGATATATAGATAACAATTCACAAAAAATATCATCTTGTTGGAAACCAAATAAACAAAACGGAGTATTATGTGTTCATGTAAATAGAAAAAAAGATTGGAATAATCGGCTTGTTGTCTTACATCAACAAATTCAATATTGGATTGAGAACATACCCGAAAAAACTGTTGAAATCATCCAGCTATTTTATGATGGAATGGTTCCTACATAATTGGTTGTAAAATTAAATTAAAAATAATTTTTTTTATTTTTATGTAAGTATTTTTCAATTTGGGGTCTTTTTCCCAGAAATTATTTTCTTTAGCAATAATATATCGCATATATGGGTGGGGCGTTAATGCAACTAGTCGCTTACGGCGCACAAGACGTGTTCCTTACTGGAACTCCTGAAATTACTTTCTGGAAGGTGTCTTACAGACGCCATACCAACTTCGCTATGGAGTCTATCGAGCAGACTTTCTCCGGACAGGCCGATTTCGGCAGACGTGTTACCTGCACAATCTCCAGAAATGGTGATCTTGCTTACCGCACATACCTTCAGGTGACACTTCCTGAAATCAACCAGTCGATGGCTGGCTCTGCTGCTGGCAGCGCTGTCTATGCTCGTTGGCTCGATTTCGTTGGTGAGCAATTGATTTCCCAGGTGGAGGTCGAGATTGGAGGTCAACGTATTGACCGCCAATATGGTGACTGGATGCACATCTGGAACCAGGTCACAATGACCCAGGAGCAACAACGTGGATATTTCAAGCTCATCGGAAACACCACCCAGCTCACATACATGACTGACCCTACCTTTGCTCCTATTGCTGGTCCTTGCGCTGCCACAGGTGCTCCTACCCAGGTTTGCGCTCCTCGCAACGCCCTTCCTGAGACAACACTCTACATTCCTCTCCAGTTCTGGTTCAACAGAAACCCTGGTCTTGCTCTCCCTTTGATTGCTCTTCAATACCACGAAGTCAAGATTAACCTTGATATCCGTCCTATTGGCGAGTGTCTCTGGGCTGTCAATACCCTCTCTGCTACCAGCGGAACCCAGTCTGTCACGACTGCTTACCAACAGTCGCTTGTTGCTGCTTCTCTCTATGTTGACTACATCTTCCTCGACACAGATGAGCGCCGCAAGATGGCCCAGAACCCTCACGAGTATTTGATTGAGCAGGTTCAGTTCACAGGTGATGAATCTGTCGGTTCATCCAGCAACAAGATTAAGCTCAACTTCAACCACCCGGTGAAGGAGCTTATCTGGGTTGTCCAACCTGATGCCAACGTTGACTATTGCTCTTCTTTGGATGCTTCTCAACTCCTTTTCAAGGTGCTCGGAGCTCAGCCTTTCAACTACACCGACTCCATCGATGCTCTCCCCAACGCTCTCCACGCATTCGGCGGACCTTCTGAGCTCTCTGGTTCTGGTGCCTTTGTCACCTCTCAGGGTCTTTTCCAGATGGCTGGTGCTGTTGATGTTCCTGGCCTCACCTCGCAAAGCGAGTGGAACAAGCTCTCCGTCCAAACCCCATTCCAGCCTACTGATGGCTCTGCTACTGTCACAGGTTCAGGTCTTTCTGATGCCGGAACATTCGTTCTTGGTGAGACTGCCCTCGACATGCACTGCTGGGGTGAGAACCCTGTCGTTACTGCTAAGCTCCAGCTTAACGGCCAGGACCGCTTCTCTGAGCGCGAAGGTTCTTACTTCGACGTTGTCCAGCCTTTCCAGCACCACACCCGTGCTCCGGATACTGGTATCAACGTTTACTCGTTTGCTTTGAGACCTGAAGAGCATCAACCCTCAGGATCTTGCAACTTCTCCAGAATTGACAACGCTGTTCTCCAGCTTGTCCTTTCTTCCCCGACTGTTTCGGGAACTGCCACCGCCAAGGTGCGCGTGTACGCTGTGAATTACAATGTTCTCCGCGTGATGAGCGGCATGGCAGGCGTTGCATATTCCAATTAAATATTTTGTTACCATTTATGGTCTCATTTTATCATATATTTATATAAATATATGATGATAGTTTTTGCTCGCTCTTAAAGGCGAGCAAAAATTGTTTGCTTTTATTTTTATAAACTATAATCATTATACAAAATCTTGCTTTAGAAGATAATATAACAAATATAGTTATTTGCTCCACCTTAATGTGGAGCAAAAATACGTCTTGTATTAAGTATTATTTTATAAATGTTTGCTCGCCTTTAAGAGCGAGCAAAAATATTGTTGTATTCGTTTTTAGTTATAAAATGATTAATATAATTGTTTGCTCCGAGTTCCTCCGGAGCAAACATTTTGGTTTTATAAATTAAAAGTAAAATCGAATATATCAATTGATTATTCACTTTTTGTAAATAAATATTTCGTTTTCGAAATCGAAAACAATATAAAGAATGAATACTATAAATAATATAGAATGACTGAGATGTCTGAGTTAGATATTGTCGAATTGATTGAAAAAAATCCAATTGTGAATTTGTCAAATACATATAACAACAAATTACTTTCAAAAATAAAGAATACTTTTAATGAAACACAGCAAAAACTATTTATATCTTCATTTTATTGTTGTTTGAACTATAATCAATTAAATGATTATGTAATTGACCTAGATAATGTTTGGAAATGGTTAGATTTCAGCCAAAAAATAAGAGCAAAAAATTTATTAGAAAAATATTTTAAGAAAGATATTGATTTTAAAATATCATATTCACATAAAGATACAGGTAGAGGAGGATATAATAAAGAAAAAATAATGTTAAATATAAATACATTCAAATCGTTTTGTTTAAAATCTGGAACCAAAAAAGCAGATGAAATACATAATTATTTTATAAAATTAGAAGAAATATTACATCAAACAATAAACGAAGAAAGTGAAGAATTAAAATTACAATTAGAACAAATTAAACAAACTCAAGAAATCGACCGTAAAAAATTCATATTATTAGAACGCGAAAAATTATTATTACGAGAGTTTTCTACAGAGATTTCATTAGTCTATATCATAAAGGTAAAATCATTTGAAAACGGACAATATATAGTAAAAATAGGTGAGAGCCGGAATGGAATACAAAAAAGATATGCCGACCATAAAAAAAATTATGGAGAAATAGTTTTATTGGATTGTTTCAAAGTGTCAAAAAGTCATAAGTTTGAAAAATTTTTACATTATCATCAATCAATTCGCCCTAACCGAGTAAATGACCTAGAAGGCCACGAGAAAGAGGTCGAATTATTTTTAATCGGGAAAGACTTGTCATATGATATGCTTCTTAAAATTATTAATGACAATATCAATTCATATAAAGACGAAAATGAACGAATTATTGAAAAATTAATGAATAAAATGACAACAGACACTACACCGACCACACCAACTGATACAACAGTCGAAATAAAATCAGATATTCTACAAAAAATTCTTGAAAACCAAATCGAAATGTCCAAACAAATCCAGTCCCTCGAAAAAACCAACAAAGAAATTCTTGAAAAACTAACACAAACCCAATCTAAACCAGCTACAAAATTAAATGTTTTACCAAATACGGTTAGTCATAAACTCCAACAAATCAATCCAGAAACAATGACCATCATCAAAGTATATGACACAGTTGCTCAATGTCTAATAGAACACAACTATAGAATGAAACGTCCATCTATTGAGAAAGCCATAAAAGAAAACCGAATTTACAACGGATTTCTATGGGCATATGTCGACAAAGAAAAAGACCCAGATATTATCCACCATCCAATCCAAATAAATCCATCAAGACCCCAAAATAATGGGTATATTGCCAAAGTAAATAAAGACCAAACAGAAATTATTGCTGTCTATCTGGATAGAAAAACCGCTTCTTTACAAAATGGATATAAATCATCATCCGCTCTTGATAATCCTGTCAAAAACAAAACATTAGCCAACGACTATTATTATATCCTTTATGACAAATGTGAAAAACATCTTATTCAACAATTTGTAGAAAAAAATGGGGAACCTATTTTATACAAATATGGTGTAGGATATTTTGATTTTAATCGAAGTCTCGAACAAGAATTCGTTTGTAAATATGATTGTATCAAACAAATGAAAATAAGTGATAAAACTCTGGCAAAGGTGTTGGATAAAGATGTATTATACAATAACCATTATTTTATGACACTTCCTGAAAAATTGGTTATATAACTTTTATGAAACCCATTTAAATAATTCATCTTTGTCATACATAAGTATATGTCTGTTATTTCACACGTAACTACTCAAAAACAACTTATTTTAAACAACCTAATGGATTTTTACAGGGGTTCTTCAAATCTTCAAAAGATGATGGAGGTCATTAATGGTGAATCAAAAATATCTCTAAGAATCGTCGATTGGTTTGTCACGAATTATGCCAAAAAATATTTCACCGTTTATGAAATCCCCAAAAACAATTCTCCTGAAATGTCAAGATTCAAAGTTTTTCACGAATACAAACTCAAATTAAAAGCTTATTCCAAGAAAAATTTCGACCCCTTTTGTCGTTGGGAACGTATCCAAATCCCGTATGACGACCAATCCTCTATAGAAACCACAATCGGTCAACTCAATTTTTTCAAATGGGCTATTGAGAACCGTATTATTGATTATATTCAAGCTCATTATATAGAAATCGAAGATGATATGAATAGTCGTAATAGCACTTCTAAAAGAAAAACAGCAACTATAACACCAAGTTCAGGTGAAGGGGTAACAAGAAAAAAGCGCGAAGAACTTTCTATTTCCGCTTGTAAATGTATCAAAAAGGAAAACGTGAAAATTATTGTAAAATTCAGTTAACCCTATTATTTGTTTGTCATAAAGAATGAATGTAATAAGATATTTACGTGTAGGAGACGGTGTTCATTCTCAAGAATAGTTGCTGGGTCTTTTTCGCGCTTATAAATTTGCGTATATTCTTTCACGCCGATAATAATGACTTTCCTCATATATTCGTATGTTAAAGACCCGTATTCAACCATTTGCTTTTGGTAAGCTTCATAAGAGTTCTTATGCCATATAGAGGATACACCTTTCGCCTCTAATGAAATCTTGCTCCAATATTTATACAAAATGGGCTCTAGTATTTCCAAACACTTGAAATATCGTTTTATTGTAAGTTCCGTATTGGGAATTGTTTGTAGTCTCAGTTCGACTTTTCGGAAAAACCCGCTGTATTTGAGGAGTTTCAAACGTGTATTGGCATCGACAAATCCTAGAATCAAGAGAACCAATTCTTCTGGAAACTGGTCGAGTCTTCTAGCAGTTGTTTTCCTCAAAAGAAGTTTCAGTTCTTGTTCCATATCCAGTTTTTGTTTTTCTTCTAACGATAATAATGGCTTTTCTTTCAACGCCTCAATTTGACGGAGTTTCTTCATATATTTTCTTGACGACATTTCACTTTTATACTACTCATTCA